CTTGTGCCTAAACTGTTTCAGGTAAGCTCAATGAGCTTTAATTATGACGGTGAAGTGTCTGTGCAACTGTTGGAATTTGATACCACAGCCTACACATACGACACGATGAATCAGATTGCTGATTTTGAGCAACCACACTTGCCTGATCCTTTTACTGTAGCTGCGCCCAGTAATTTAACTGGTTCATCTAGTACTTTTTTAGGTTCAGATGGTACGGTTATTCCTGTTATTACTGTCACATGGACAGCCGCTGCGGATTCTTTCGTTAATCGTTATATTGTAGAGTGGAAAAAGACTGGCGAAGCGGATAGTGCATACAGATCAACAACAACGCAAACAACTACATTTGAACTAACTGATATTGTTGTTGGCGAGTCTTATAATGTGAGAATTTATTCAGTTAATGCTTTAGGTGTACGAAGCGCACCTATTAGTATTACAACATCAGGAGCTGGTGACACAACTGCACCTGCAAAACCTACCGCTTTAACCGCTACATCTGGTTTGAACACTATTACCTTGAACTGGGTAAACCCAAGTGACAGTGATTTTAGTAATGTAAAAATACTTAGAAAAACAACTGGTGCTTATGTACAAATTGCAACTGTTTCAGGTGGCCCTGGACTAGCGGCAAGTTTCAGCAATGGAGGTTTAGCGGCTAATACGCAGTATTTCTATAGAATAAAGTCAGTAGATTTTAGTGGCAACCAATCTGATCAGACCAATGCTGTTAATGCAGTAACTAATTTAAACCCAAGCAATGTTGATGGTAAATCTACTTTTGTTGCGCCTATTTATCTGAGAGCGACTTCTACTCCGGCAACCCCTACAGGTGGCAGCTTCAATTTTGGCACTAATGCGTTGACTACACCGACAGGTTGGTCTGCATCAATTCCGAGTGGTACAGATCCGGTTTATTATTCGCAGTTTGTTTTTTCCATTGTTGGTGATACAGGTATTGTCAATGGAGGAACTTGGTCTTCTCCTGTTGTGACCGCAGAAAATGGTACAGATGGATTAAGTACATTTAGATTTAATATTTACAGAAGAGCTGTTTCTCAGCCTGTTGCTCCATCAGGCGGATCATATAACTTTACTAGTAACACTATTAATACACCTACACAATGGTATTCTGCACCGCCATCAGGCACAGACCCTATGTGGGCATCAACTGGTACAGCTCAAATAGCAGGCGCTACTGGGGTAGATACGAGCATAACTTGGTCTACAGTTACCCAATTTGTTGTCAATGGTGCGCCAGGTGCTGCGGGTGATGATGGCCCAAGAAATGCGAATGGATATATTTACTTTCCCACGGCGCAAGCTAACGCACCGGCTGACCCTGGAACAACAGGAAGTTACAGCTTTACTTCTTTAACCTTTTCCAATTTAACTAATGGCTGGGTTCATGAGCCACCAGAATATGTCGCGGGAAGTAATAATACATTTTGGGCTGCAAGCTACACAGTTACAGAGGCTACCTTTGGTGGCACTCAATCTAAAAACTTTTCATCCCCATATGAGGCTATTAACTTTGATGGCTTAGTTACTTTTACCAATCTAAATAATTCACTCGCACAAGCAAGTACTATTATTGATGGTGATAGAATTACAACAGGGACTATAGATGTAGCAGAAGTTAATATTAGTGGCACATCACAAAGTAATTTTAACTTACAATCTGCTTCTAGCGGGTCGCGCATGAAGATTACTAATGACACTATCGAAATATATGATGGTAGTACACTGCGCGTTAAATTAGGTAACTTATAATGGCCTATGGATTAAAAGTGTTTGATAGTTTTGGCGCTGTACGAGTAGACACTAGTGATAGGCTATTTAGAGTCGTCTCGACAACAATACTTGGGTTTACTAGTGACACTAACAACTACACTGTAAATGTATCTGGAATGTCTAATGACGGCACTTGGGAAGTTTTGATATTTCCGCACGTTAGCTTTAACTTTTTTAACAGTCCAGATGCGGCAGTTGTTAGCTACAATTCTGGAAGTTATGACGCTAACTTTAAGGTTGGTTTCGGCCCTATTGGAGCCACTGTCAATTTTACGGCTATAGTGTATAGGAGTTAATATATGTCGTATGGGTTTCTAGCTAAAAACGACTCAAATTTTATACAAATAGACGATAACTTTCCTGGGTATGCTGTTTGGCTAGCAGGTACTGTCACTGTAAGTTCGACTAATTGGTATCCAGGTAGTACTGGCCCAGGAACTTCAGATACAGGCCAGCCATGGACAATTGTAACTTTACCAGACGGCATTGATCCAGGAACTTTAATACTTGCGGTAAAGCCAAATACACAAAGCGGAACTACCTATATTCGCGGTGTCATGCAACATTATTTAGACGGCTCTACAAAAAAAAGTGCTGTTGCTATTGCCGCTAGTCCTGGGGCTACTATTCAGTTCAGAGTTTTGCGTAAAACCCAAGATTTGACTGCTGGTACAGGATATGGTCTTAATGTTTTTAACGCTAGTAGTGGTTTAGTATTTTCATCAGACTCTGGGCAATATAGAGTAAGAAGTTTTCACACAGGCAATATAAATACAAGAAGTGCTAGTTATACTATTTCTTTATCTGATTTAAGTGGCATCTATGTTGTTTGTCAGAATCTTGGTCAAAATGGACAGGTAGTGCGCGCCCCAACTCCTCCAGCGTTTAGTTCAAGAGTAGTATGGAATGCCGCTGAGTTTAATTACAGCGCCAACACAATACGGATTGGAGTTCCTACTGAGGTTTTAACAAGGCTAAACACAGTTGTTTCACTTAGTAGCTATGACTATGTAAACAAACCTAACCAAAGAAAAGTATCTCTAGGGAAAATTACATGAAAAAATTTGCAATGATAGACAACAATGGAAGTATTGTAAGTATAATTTCACCCTCTATGGATGATTCTTACACTGACGGAAGTTCATATGGTGAGCAAGTAGCTAGAGAAATACCATTAAGTAGTGAAGATGTAAATTATATAAACAACAAGTATTGGCGAGATGGTTTTAACGATAAGCCTACTAAGCCTGGTAAATATTATATCTGGATAAACTATCAATGGGATTTTGATTCTGTTGCTTTTTGGACAGATTTAAGAGTAGAAAGAAATTTAAAGTTAGCTGATGCAGATTGGACACAAATGCCAGACGCACCACTGACAGGTGAAAAAAAAGCAGAGTGGGCTACATACAGGCAAGCATTGCGCGACCTGCCTAGCCAGTACGCTACAGAAACAGATATTGATAACTTGGTCTACCCGACCCGACCAGAGGCATAGTATGGACATTTACACATTAGTAAAAGGCGATTCAGCACCGCAAATAAGAGCTACAGTAACTCGTGAAGACGATGGGTCGGTAGTAAGCTTTGCAGGCGGCGTTGTACGCATGAAGTTTAGAAAGAAAGATACAACTAGCGTTTTGTTTACGATGCTTGGTGCTGATGCAGGCACTGACTTCGCAAACGGAATTGCCACATTCTCTTTTGCTCCAGGCAACTTGAACCTCGATGCCGGTTATTACCAAGGCGAAATTGAGATAACGTATTCTGACGGTCTAGTTGAAACTATTTATGAAATAATGGAATTTTACTTACGAGATGATTTCTAATGCTAGTCTTTAAAATAGTATATAAAAAGGCCATTGCTGCCATTCAATTTGGGTATTATTATGTATTTAGATATTTTACTGATGAAGCTAGTGTTCAGGATGATTATCGGTGGCAATTAGACCGAACAATACAAGATTCATCTGCAATTACCGACAATTCCTCGTTAGTTGTCACTAAGTCAGTATCCGATACAGCGAATACGGCAGACAATTACGCAGTGTCAGTAGGTTTAGGTCGATCAGAAAGTTTAGATATTGCTGAAGATGTTACTTTTAGCATATCACTAAGTAAAAGTGATACAATCGGGGCATCTGATTCAGGACTAATTGTTTCACAAGATTATTGCAGTATAGACTACTTCGCTGCTGACTTTGTTGGTGAAAGCGCAACTATTTAAAGGTAAAGAAAATGATTAACGATAAAATGCAAGTAACTGGTGATGTTACTCTGACACTTACTGATGAAAAAGGCAATCTCAAAGCACGTCAAGAGATCAAAAACCTTGTTGTAAACACTGGTTTAACCTTTATTAACCAGCGTATGCTTGGTACTAGCCAAGCGGTTATGTCGCACATGGCTTTAGGTTCTGGCACAAATGCTGCTGCCGCAGGTGATACTGCCCTACAAACTCAAGTTGGCAACCGTGAAGCTTTAGATGCCGCTGTAAATGATTCTCCTGGTGTTATTACATACACCTCTACGTTTGAGCCTGGTGATGCAACTGGCGCTTTGACTGAAGCTGGTATTTTTAATGCAAGCACTTCTGGCAATATGCTTTGTCGCACTAAGTTTGATGTCGTAAATAAATCTGCGACAGATACTTTAGCTATTACTTGGGTTGTAACCATTAGCGTATAAGGGGTTTATCGTGTCTACTATCGTAACAAGAGCAGGAAAAGGTTCACCGCTTACCAATACGGAAGTGGATGCGAACTTTACCAACCTTAATACTGATAAGGTTCAAGAAAACACTACAGTAACTTTTACAGCTTTGACTGCTAACAACCTAAAAGCCAGCAGCGGTTCGCCATACATTTACTCTCTTGACACTGATGTAGCTAATTCTGAGTTGAGGATTGGCTGCTTTGGAGTGGGCGCTGCTTATCGTTCAAGGGGTGGAGCAAGTACCTTTGGCTCACACCAATTGACTAGATTTAATGGAACTGACACCCACACAGTTTTAAGCACTAATGCTGATGGGGATATTGTATTTCATACTGATGATGGTGTAGCAAAAACTAAGTACAATTCCAGCACAGGTAATCTTCGTATAGGCGCAAATACTAACTCAGCCTCAAAGTTGAAAGTTGATGGTGAGATAAACTGCACAAATTTAGCAGTAGATGACAAAGTGCGTATTGGCGCAGGGGGTTCTGCTGGAACTTATGCGGCAGACCTAGAGCTTAGAAATGATAACCAGCGAGAATCATTTTTTACTGCCAGTTGCTCTGGTACAACTTTAACTGTTGAAACATTCCAGTCGGGTACTGCTATTGCAGTTGGTCAACTTTTAGTTGGGAGCAACGCTGAAATTCCTCCTAACACTTTTATTACTGCACTAGGCACAGGCGCAGGTGGAACTGGAACTTATACAATTTCTGTTCCTTTAACCTTCAGCACTATTACTAATCTTGTAACAATGTCTGCAACAGAAAATAGAATCAGGTTCACAAGCACTGATGGTTTTGTTGAGCAAGGGCAGCCTATAGGCAGCATTGATTTTGTAAGTTCTGATTCACAATCCGTAGGAACTAAAGCATTTATAGTTGCTGGACACCAAGAGCAAGCCCCAAGCACATACATTGCCTTTGGTACTAACAACAATACTGATGGCACTGAAGCTCAAGAAGTTGCTAGATTTGATGAAGATGGTAAGTTCTTGCTTGGCTCGCGAACAACCAATCAGACTTTAGACCATATTGAATTGCGTGACACAGGTGAAATCAGGTCAACAAGTTTAACGACTTCAAGCGCACGAATTGCGGGACAGCCAGATTCAAGTGATGAAGGCGTATTGGTAGTAAACAGATCAACTAACGATGGCGCAATGCTAGTTTTACAGCAAGGCACTGTAGCACAGTTGCGAGTGCATAGCACAACTGGAAACAAGCCAATTATTGTTGAGCCGACAGGTAAAGGTATTAAGATAAACCCTAATTCTCTTCAGCCAAGAACGTCTGTAAATGGAGTTTTAGACAACCAAATGGACTTGGGTGCGTCTACAAGTGCATTTAAGAATTTATACTTAGCCGGAGGCATAGTTTTTGGAGACACTGGCGGTTCAGTCCAGAACAAGACACTAGACGACTATGAACAAGGCACTTGGACTTGTGGCATGAGTAATGTTAATGGAGATTGGACTTCAAGCACAACAGTGACTGGCCAATATACAAGAATTGGCAGAATGGTTCATGTAAGCGCCAACCTTAATAATATAAATAATGATAACTTAGTTACAGGCTCGATAAGAATTACTGGATTGCCTTTTAACATTGTTTCTAACAGTGCGGCTAGAGGTCATGGCGCAGTGCAAACAAACTATTTTGAAGATGCAAATTCACCTAATTACTATATCCAAGGTGTGCATAACAGTAATAAAATGCAGGTTAAATACAATAGAAATGGTAACACTGCTGTCTCTGTAAATGTTTCTACACTTAAAGATAATGACACTAGCACCATTATTTTCGATTTAACTTATATCGTAGCTTAACCATACGCCCAGTGGATGCTGGGCATAGACAGGAATATATAAAATGGCATTAGAAAAAGTAATTACAGAAGATAAGATTGAAATTGTTGGCGAGTTTAAAGCCGTACAGATCCGCACCAAAACAGCAATTACAGATAATGGCGTTGAGATTTCTTCAGCATATAGCCGCAAAGTAATATCTGCTGGCGATGACTATTCAGGTGAGAGCGCAGAAGTTCAAGCTATTTGCTCGTTAGTTCACACCGAAGCGGTTGTTGCTGCACACGCAACTTATATTGATGAAATGCAGGACTTCTAATCATGGCTACTGTATCTGAAGCTCTTTTAAAGCTAGAAGGTCATGAGCGTGAATGCACTGTTCGGTATCAAAATATAGAACGGCGACTTGATGAAGGGCAAATTAAGTTTAAGACAATGCAACGAGGCTTATGGGGTATATATCCTTTAATTATTGGCCTTTTTGTTGTAGGTAAATTCTTTTGATTGATAAGTTTATAGCACCTGTCACTAGCCTACTGGATAAGTTTATACCTGATGCGGATACCAAGCAGAAAATCGCCCATGAGATTGCAACAATGTCTCAGCGCCACGCGCAGGAAATCGCGCTTGCTCAAATTGCAGTCAACCGAGAAGAGGCAAAAGGAAACTGGTTCCAAGCAGGATGGCGACCAGCTACAGGATGGGTTTGCGTACTAGGCTTTGCAGTAAACTTTCTTATATCACCGCTTGCGGCTGGCTTTGGTCTAGTGATTCCCCAAGCTGACACTAGCACTATGTTGCCTGTATTAATGGGTATGTTGGGGCTTGGTGGTTTGCGTAGCTATGAAAAGACTAAAAAGGTATAGCCTGTGCGCGCTACTGTTTTTGCCTGCCGCTTTTGCTAGTGATAATCAGCAAGACGGAAGCTTAAATACTCATAATGGTGATGGGTCTACAGTAAACAGCAACAACAACACGCAAGACGAATCTACCAGTAACACCTATAACGGAGCAGGTAGTAGCAGTGAAATACCTGTAGGCAGTGCCATTGCTCCTAGCTATATATCTAATGGCGTAGAGACTTGTTTGCGCGGCGGATCCAGGTCATTGCAAACTGGTTTAATTGGCTATAGCTCTGGGCGTTACAAAGAAGATGAGAACTGTAACCGTAGGCGTGACGCTAAGATGTTGGCTGAAATGGGCATGAAAGTTGCGGCTATAGGCAGGCTTTGCCAAGACGTTGAGGTCTGGAAAGCTATGTTTGAATCTGGCACTCCTTGCCCGTTATTACAAAACGGCAGGCTTGTAGTTGGAAAGCGAGCTTTTTTAGTTATGAAGACTCAACCTAAAACCTATATACCTGATTACGAAACTAACAGAGACTACTACAACAAACTATTAGCCATTGGACAAAAAGAAGATGAAACAGTTTCTGAAGATAGCCTTAGTGTTAGCGAGCGTTTCCGCACAATCGAATGAGCTAGATAACCTGGTAAATACATCTGCCGCAATCGTCGGCAAGATTGACACAGCCTCTATTATGGTTGGCTCTGCAATTGGTTACAGCAATCAAGGTTTTATATCCCCGCAAGGTTTAGCCGACTCTGGCAAGATAACCCAAGAAGAACTTCAAGCTTACAATCAAGCTCTTACAGGCATTACTGCTTATAACCCTTATGGTGACGCTCAGACATTCCTAGAGAATGCAGCAGACGACGAATTAGGGCTAATGCATGAAGCTGTTGATGTGTTTACAGAGGTTGTAATAGACATGGTTGAGGTAGTTAAGGTAAACGAATTAGCTGAATCAGCATCTACTCCTAACGAAGAAGCCGCTGTTGTAGATTATGTTCAAACAAACTTTGAGCAGTTACAGATTACAGAGGCCGAGGTTCAGACTTATAATCAGAGTCTTGACGATATAGAACACCACAGCACAAACGCTGGAGCATTTCTTAGTGTTGCAGCTAATAAGGATGCCACAAATTTCCTAGAAACTGGAGCAGCTAACAATAACACTACCTTTGACACTGCTAATATTACGTTCGACGCTAATCAACAATACGTTAAGGTTTCTTGGTCTAACCAGAACGCCACAGCAGTGTATGTAAACGGTAATAACTTTGGTATTGATGCCTATGTTACCGAGGCTGATGTTTTAGCCTACGGACAACAGACAGAGTTCTACGGTGGCAGTCCTACAAAAATGGGTTATGATTGCTTTGTACAACAAATAAATTGTGAGCATAATTATGAGCCTTGAAGATACAGAGCTAAAGGTCGGAAATGTATCGTTTAAGGGTGTGTATATTGCCATATTATTTAGTTTAGCCACTACTTTAGGAGGTGGTGTTTGGACTGCTAGTTCATTGTACAGCCGACTTACGGCGGTAGAAGCCGTAGAAATACCAGATATTAAACCGCTGCAAAAAACAATTGGATTAATGCAGCAGCAGCTAACAGACAACGATGTTAGTCAACTTAAAAGTAAACTTTCTGAACTAGGAGTCAACTTAAATGTAATCAGAGAGCAGCAAGACCAGTTACTTGAAATACAAAAACAAGTATATGATCTGGAAAAGAAGATTGAGGGTATGAGCGCAACAGTCACTGAATCTAAATTACTGGCTGACGGCATGAAAGATATTAGCAAAAAATCCAATAAACTATCACGAGAAATTGAGGACTTATGGGAAGGCTTAGATTATTTAAGCAACCCTCTAAAATAATGCAGATGCAATACTTTAATATCGAAGAGTTTAACTGCCAAGAAACCGGCAAAAATAATATGTGTCCTTTCTTCTTAGAGAAGTTGGATCAGCTTCGCCATGAATGCAATATGCCATTCCATATAACTAGTGGATACCGAGATAAGACACATTCCATTGAAGCTGCCAAAGGAGCGCCAGGTACGCACACTCAAGGCATCGCTGTGGACATTCAAGCTCGTAATGGGTATGAACGGTATATCATAGCCTCAACTGCTCTTAGAATGGGTTTTACGGGCATTGGCATAGCTAAGACTTTTGTACACGTTGACATTCGCAAGTCTGTTCCAGTGCTGTGGTCATATTAGCCTTTAATGATTGATTTTATGGTCATTGGGCTGCCGCGCAGTAGAACTACCTGGATGGCAAACTGGCTAACCACTACATCTACACTGTGCTTACATGATGCTATATCTACGCATACCCAAGCCGAGTTAGATTCTTACCCAACAAGTCGCAAATTTGGCATTTCAGAGACGGCTATTTTCCACTTAGGTAGCAAATTAAATGCTCATCCGGCCAAAAAATTAATCATCCACAGACCTATACAAGAAATATACAAGTCTATTGGCAGACCAATACCTTTCCCTAATGCAGATTGCTTGCTTCGGGAGATAAAAGGACTGCATATTGAATACAAAGACATCAATAGTCGTGCAGAAGAGATATGGATGCACCTAATAGGCTCTAAATTCGATTCTAAGCGATTTAACGTGTTATCTGGAATGAACGTACAGCCAAACTTTGAAGGGCTTAAACCGCAAAATCAGAAGGTTATACGCACTTGGTTAGGAATGTAGTTCTGGGTGTTAGATGTCTTGGATTGCGATAAGAATTAAACCGCTTATTACTAGGACTATCATGTAACTGGTGATCATTTCAAACCTCACATTAATTAAGCGCGCATCATACACGCGCTCTAATATGATTTAAAATGATATCTATTCATGTGAAATATATCGGAAATGATATATCAATCAGGTAACTCATTGAATGTAAGATACTCGCAGATTGCTGTCATTATTTCTCGCTCAATTTCAGCGTGTATCTGCTCTCTGGTAGGCTCATCTGTATGCTTGAACGCTCTATTCAATCCAAACCCTATGCCTTGGTCAACAGCAAGCTCAATTAGCTTATAGTAATTTGCTTTCATAGGATTTCCAAAGAAGAAAATGCCTTATTTAGTAAACCATCTCGTTTATATGCACGAAATGGCAGCTCGTTTCGACTACAGGTGAGCCAATCCTGCTTCAAAGGTCAAGGAGTAAACCTTAGTCTATTTTTGATATGGCGGCTTTTTCTTTTTCTTTTTCCCTTTCGCGCCAAATATATTATCGTAATTACTACTAAATTTATCTCTATCTATTTGCATAGGTCTCGCCTTATCGCCTTTACCACCATCGCTCATTAATCGCATCTCATTGTACCTAGTGAATTGGTACGACAAGTTGTGCCTGTATTGCTGCGCCAGGTTCCAAGAGAATCTTTTCTCCATGATGAACCATCATTGCCGCGTATAGTTCCAAGACTATCAGTTCTATATGTTGATCCGTCAGAACCTCTTGTAGTACCCAGGCTATCCGTACGGTATCGCGTACCAGTAACAGAGTCAGTCATAGTTCCCAGAGAATTAGTTCGCAATGTACCGTTTTGACCGCCATCACAACTATATACAGTGGTTCCTAAGCTATTTACTCTGTAAGTGCAACCGGCATTCGCCATAGGTACAAACACAAACTGTAATAACAAAAAGATTATAGTAACTAGCCAACCTTTGTTGATCGTTATTACTGGCTGCACTGACCAAGCGTGCAACTTAGCTATTGAACTTACGAATTTTGATTGATTGTTTTGCTCTTCGATCAACTGATCAGCAAATTTGTGTGCATCTTTTACCATTTTCTTTACAGACATATCTTTCCCCTTTAGTTAAGTTTAATACTACATTTCATCCATTAATTCTTGCCACAATTCCCATTCAGATTTCTCTTCACGGTATTCTATTTCATTTAACATTGCTTGCCTAAACTGTGGAAGCATACGAGTTTGGGTGTTTAGGCATGAATTGATATGCTCAATACACATATCTTTTAATTTAATGTATCTTAATTCATCTTCACCTGACTTTCCATAACTACCCCAAACCATTGCTTCCCTAATAATGTGGTGTGGCTCTTCATTTGTAACGCATAAATTAATTTCGTCACCGTTTGCGCTACACCGAACATAAGACAAGCCGCCATCTAACATATACAGTTTGCCATTTTTATCTCTATGCTCCACATAATCATGTGAATGCCTAGAATGTAAAATTGTCCCGTCAGGGGTTTGCATACTATTTGTTATTAGTAGCATCTTTATTCATCTCCCGTCTTTGACGGAACCTAACTTCTGCATCTTTAACCAGCAAATAAACTCCATGCATAATGCAAACAGTTAGAACAGCCATAACTATATAAGTGATTATCATTGCATTCTCCAGTGTTTGAAATGCAATCATGCGTCATATTAAACCAAAAGTAAAGTTTATATATAGTTTACGGTCACTAGCTTGATATACGATATTCTTCTATTTTTATTTGCCTTTTGAGTTCACGCGCTAATTGTATGACTTCTTCGCGGTCGTATTTTTTTGGCGGATACCACGCCATTCTTTCCATCGCTTTAACTCTGCGCTCGCCGTATGTATCAACCATATATTGTCGGTAACGTAAAACGTAGTGCGCTTGTTTCATGCCGAACATATTGCACCCTGGACATTGCGGTGCAATATTAAATTCCGCTAACTTGAAAATAGTCCGTGTTCTGGGTATAAAATGACCGCCTTGAAGTAGTTTATAATGATCTACCTTGTCGCAGGTCACGCACTGGGCGTAGCCGTTATCATCTGCCGCCTTTAACCTTACCAGCCGCTGCAAGAGCTTGGCTGCCTTTTCCATTTCCTGCGCGACTGTTGTTTTCTTCCTACCTTTCTTCGCCATATTCTAACTCCAGTAATAATTCACAATAGTGAATGGCTTTCCGTATGTCCTCAGCTCCGTTCTTGCTGCCATGCCTTGTAATGTATTTAACGACATTGCCCTCGCAGTAGTCCAAGCTGTTCTTATAGATGTACTCAATTGGCTGTATTGCTAATTGGTAATGGCTGCCGCCAGTCTGTTTGCTTAGTGCGCTCATTACTTTATATCCCGAAAGGTTACTGCTTTCCATAGGTCTTGGTAGCAACTTATGATTTGCTTTCTTTCCTCCCAGCATATAAGAACTGGAATATAGATAGGCGAAATAACCAGATAAAACCAGCCTAAAAAAAACCGTTTTATTTTTTTACCTTTATTTTTATTCAATGTTCTATCTCCTCAGTAGATAAATCAATTTCATCAGGTATGTTAAGATCACAGCTAGGACATAGACCGTAAGCACAATCATCATTCCCAAGCCAATAAGTAAGAGGGAGTTCACACTCTTCGCAATAGACTCTAGTGAGCTTAATGCTCCTTTTAGGTAAATCAATAACATTACTCATCCTTCAACCCTAATTTTTACGCGGGAATCTTCACCACTATCTTTATGGTAGACCACTGCTGTCATAGAACGCTCTGCACCGTAGCCTGAGTCACTATGCCACTGGTCGGTAGCTGTTAGGCTGCCCCAGTGTTCAAAGTGCATTGAGCCTACTTCTCTTGCTACATGGTGGTGAATGTGTCCAAGGTGGCAGTAGCGGTTCTTAGACTCTGCCCATTCGTCGTCTAAGTTCTTAATAACAGTTTGCAGGATTTGCTCGTGCTTAATACGGTCGCCATGGTGGAACACGAATAGATTGTTGTGCCACTGGTAGGATATAAACTTGCTGTAGTTCTGTACAATCTCAACCCTTGGCTCTTTGCTGTATAACAGCTCCAGGCAGCTAGACAGGTGACAAGCCATGTCGTAATCGTGATTCCCGCGTACATTAACCACAACCACCTTCTCATGCGTCTGTAGCATCTTGTCTATCAGGATGTTAAATAGCCTGCCTGCCAGCTTAAAGGTCTTGCCAATGCGCGTGTCTACGTCTACTGGCGTTCCCTTAGTTGTAGTATTAAAACTACTATCAGCGTGAAAGAAATCGCCCACGTTAAGCAATACGCCTGTGCTGGCATTCCCTACGCGGTTAGCTAGTCGGTCGGTGGCATCAATCAAAATCTCAGTGGCAATTTTTATATCCCAATCGTCATCATCAACTTTAGATTCGCTGTCAGCCAACATACCAAAGTGGTGGTCGCCAATCATATACATAGCAAGGTAATCATCAGAAACTTCTACAGGTGTAGATGACTTTCTTTTAAACCCATCAAGGTCTTCTTTAATGCCTTCAATCATCAGGTCAAGGCGCTGCTTCATGCTTTTCTTTTGCGGCTCCTGGATTACCCATTGCAGGGCTACAGAGCCATCTTCTTTATATGCAGTAGATACGCGCTTGGCATCAAAGCCTTCCATAGTTTCTTTATCGACGTTTAGGTGTGGTGCAACTGCCTTTGTAGCGGCTTTTTCTTCTAGTCTTTGTAAAAGTTTATCAACAGCTCGTCTATCTATTCCCAATTTCTTAGAGGCTTTATTGTTTGATCCGCATGAAACTACTGCGGCTAATACTTCACGTTGCCTCTCGGTTGTTGCGTAATTATAAAGAATTGATGGATCGACTTTAGACATATGTTACCCCTTGTTGTCTTTAGATGGAAAAAGAACATAAACATTGTTTTTAGATCGTTTCGCCAAGCTATTGTGCATCATTTCATAAACTTTTGTAACTTCATGGCTTTTTAGCTTCGCTGTAGACTTAACAGACGGGTATAAAGCTAACTGTATTGGCCTCCAAATTAGATTTTTGACTGAATCTTGAGTCCACTCAACTTCAACTAAGTCGTCATTGTCACGAAATATATCGCATTTAACGTATTGATACATTCCACAGTTATTTAGAGAGTCAGCTACTAACGTGCAATATTTGTGCAATGCAGATTGTTGTTTTCTGCTAAGTAAATCGCCATGCTTCCAATAAAAAGTAGTGTATTTATTGTTGTCAAAATTATCACTAACAAAGCCTTTAAAAAACTCTAAGGTTGCTTTTGAGTTGACACAATATTGATCGCCGTGAATTAAATAATCTTTCATAATTTCATCCTCAACCATTTGTCAGACAATCTTTCTTCATGAGTTTCCAACTGCGGTACAGCTTCTTTAACTCTAGGATTGTTTGAATATTTTCCGTCAGGTGCGCGCAAGTCATTATCACAAACTATGTCTTTCATTTTTATTCTTCCCCACATAGTAGAGCTGTCTACGCCAGCAGCATCAGCATAATCAGCCGCAGTGTATGACTTACCCGTAATTAGCTTTGGATGACTGCCAACAAATTCCCAACTAATAGCACCTTTCCGCTCTTTAAATTCGTACAAATGCTCATCTTTTACCAAGTCTGTGTAGCGCAATCTATTTCTAAGTGCGCCTGACTTAATTCCAGTGTGTTCTGCTATTTCTCTAACAGTCCAAGCCTTATTTAAAAGCTCTGGAAACCTTTGACCTTCATAAAAAAACTTTAGCATTGCCTATCCCCTTGTAGGTTCATCGCCGCCATCAAAATAAAAGCCGCGTATAGTTAAGTAATATTGTTTTTGTGATTCTCTTTCAATCCCGTCTAACCAGGTTACGTCTGTTAATGAGCAATCTAACGTTCTTCCTCTAATAGAATCATTGCTTTTATTAGTAGCAGCCGATGCTGGATTATGATTTGCGGCATAGGGTGATAATCCACCTGTTGCTTTAGTTCTTGCTAACCATGAACCAATAAACTTTTTCATGCCTCCCTTTGTTTTCCGTTTAGCTGCGTTTGTAAACAGCCACATCTGCATTGCTTTGCATTCTGTGCGCACCAAATCATCACCGTATGCCTCAATATAAACTTCATATTCAGCATCTGGTATTTCGTATTCATCGCCATTCTTTAGTAGAAATTTCATTTTCCCCCCATGTAGTATTTAGCCACACTGCACTTCTCTAGGTAACGGTTGTACACGTTGATACGATCAGACTCTATCGGATAACCTTCTTGTTTTAGCTCGTATATCCTAGTAGCTAACTGAGTAACACCAAGCCTGTCGTAAGCTTGTAATGATGTAATCGTGTTACCGTTTTGAAAGTGTTCCAGTAATCTCTCTTTTTGACTCATTGCTCACTCCTTTGGTTCGGCTTCGCCTCACCCGTATGTGTTAAAAGGTTTTTATAAAATACTTTTTGACAGATGAATTTACCCTTTTACTAGCAAAAGCTAATAATTTTGTAAAACTCATAAGGGCTATCGTATTCGTATCGGATATCCAACCTATCTTTAGTAAACGCCAATTTACTAAGGGGCTATGTCTGGAGGGTCAACCACGCTCTGACGTTTTATCTAAGGAGTTCGTCAGCCTCTAGCCCGAATACTGTTTTAAGAAGGAGTTGTTGAAATGGACAACATTGATATACTGCACCTTCTTGTTTCTCGCACGACAAGTATCGTTGATCCCTCAACGCTTGTAAAGCCCCCTTCGCGGGGGGCTTTCTTTAAAGCTTACTTATTACTTGGCTCAACCCAATCTTCAAGACCTAAAAAGTCATCAACCGTCATATCAAACAATGCACAGATATCTTGTATCTGATGGTACTTCATGTCTGGACGTTGACGCATAAGTCCTGCGACCTGGGGCGATACACCAAGTAGATTAGCCAAAGATACTGTCGTCATATCTTTCTTTACTTGAGCTATTTTTAAACATTTGCCTATATTTGCATATTTCATTTTATTGTCCTGTGGTAATGTAGGTGGGTAGATTCCCCTATCTACACTCTCCTAGTTGGTTTTCCCCCCTCGAAAGGGGGGGGTTTTTAGGCTAAAAGGGGATGTCATCATCCATATCAGCGGGTGCAGCGGCTTTAGCTACTGGTGCAGCAGATCCGCCTTCTTTCTTTTGTCCTAATTGGACGCTTTCAATAATGCAGCAAGGTTGTGAGTTTTTTACACCATCCTTTTCCCATTGTTCCAAAACAAATTGACCTTGGACAGTGACTGGTGTGCCTTTTAAGACGTAAGGAGCAAGCTTCTCAGCTCGTTCGTTAAACATCTTGCAGTTGACCCAACTAGTTTTCTTGTTATCGCCCCAACCTTGAGATACAGCAACTGAAAAGCTACCGATTGCCTTACCATTAGGTGTGTTTCGTACTTCCATATCTTTACCGACATTACCTGTGAAAATCATGCTGTTAATGCTCATTTGTTTTTCTCCACTTCTAAATTAATAATATTTACAGCCTCTTGAACTTCTTTGGCTAGTTTTTTTATGTACTCTTCGTCACGTTCAACTCTAACAAGCACATGGTCTAACAGTGGATGAAACGCAAAAGCATCCCACCACTTTCTATCTGTGACCCACATACAACCTTGTATTTGCTGCCAATACTGTTTAACTAGCTCTTGAGGGTCACGCATATACTTCACTTGAGTGGCCCCTAGAGGACACTTGATTTCCAAACCACCTTCTTCTCCGATCAATCCGTCAGGAGAGCATCCATACTCACCGGCATCATTTGTTATAAAGCCATACTCATTAACGGTGTTATCAGTTAAAAATTCGTAGTTTTCTCGTGCAAGTGGTTCCATTTCTGTACCTCGAACCATTGCCTCGCTAGTGTGATGCTCTGTAAGTTCACCAGAGAGCTTTTCTGCAATTAGCTGATTAACATAACCAACTGATTGTGTACTTGGCTTACCTGTGCGCGTAATTAGCTTAGAGAATGCACTAGCAGAAGGGCAACCCAGGCGCGATCTTCTCCACGCCTCGGAACCTTGCTCATCTTCAAGAATAATCACTTATTAGCCTTTTTAGTTAAGGCTCCAAACGCTCTATCAAAATATTGCACTTGTAACTGATCTACAGTTGAGCAATTAAAAGCTGTACAGAATTTCTCAACATCACTTTTTGTAGATTCTAATAGTGTTTTAATTTGTGCTGCTTGTTCAGGTGTAATTGCTTGAGTAATGTCGCCACCTCTTAGCATTGCTGACTCTGCATCGTCATCTACCTGTGGAACGCCAGCCATAGCCGCTAAAGCATAGCGACGAGCATACGTCACGCATGAACCGCCAGCCTGTGGGTCTTTCTTGACCATTGGAAGAACAAAGTCTTGCTCCAACCATTGACCAGATTTGTGCATTAACCTAGTGGTCACACCCGCACCATTTTCATTACTAAGCGGGAATTGCACATAGCTCAAACCATTTTCTGCAAATGGCTTCTTAATCACTTGCATAACATCTGATAAATTGGCATAAGTTGACTTAAAGAATGGGTTATCACTACCTTTTACTGCTCCACCCATGTCTTTTTGAGCTAATCCAATAGCAGTTGCAATAAGTTCAATACTTTCACTTGTTTTCATTTAGATAATTCTCCTAATATTTGTTCCATTTCATACCTTGAACCATAACCACGGTAATAGTCGTTCGGCATACCTTTTCTTTCTTCGTTACCCTGAAGACAATC